AATCCAAGCGGTGGAGGCGTCGGCGGAGGTGTCGGTAGACTCAATTTTTAAGCCACCATGTGTCGAGAAGTCGGCAGACTTGATATGTACATAGGTGTCGGGCGCAGTTTCTGTACCCATACCAACGAAGCCGGTGCCGCTCTCAAAGTTGAACACGGTGTTTCCGTTGCCATCGACGATCTGGTTGGTGCTGCCATCCATCTTCAGCTTGCCAGCAAGCGTTACCATGCCGTTACCGTCAATGCGCATGCGTTCAGTGCCGGCGGCTTCGGCGTTTGCGGTTGTATAGAATAGTAACCTTCCTGCAGCACTAGAACCATCAACCCAGCCCGAATCTTGGTCATCGACTTCGGCTATAATAGAAGCGCCTGTATAATATGTGCCGGTCTCAGTCTCCGCGCCTTTGAAAAATATGCCTCCTAGATTATCGCCGGAAGCAAAGGTGCCATCGTTATAACGATGAAAGTTAATCTCTCCTTCATCTGTTTCAGTCGCATCACGACTATGAATTATGATTTTTCCTTTTTTGGTGGTGCCCGGGCGAATGCGAAGCACTCCATCGTCATCGAAAGCAAAGGCGTCACCACAAAGGTGTACAGAATCTGAGGATGCTTCAACAAAGATCGAACCCGTGGTGGCGGCGCCTTCGACGCGGAAATCGATATCAGCGCTGCCTTCATTAACAACAAATGCGTCTTGCGTGGTTTCTGTGAACCTAAGGAATTCTACGTTGCCTGCCTTAAAATACATCTCATCAGTATCAAACTGAATCGATGTGTCTGTATCACCCTGATGGACGAGGGAGGTAGCGACATCTACAAAGGTGGCAGAGATTCCACTTTCTGCGTATATTTTGTCTGTGAAATTCGCGGGTCCACTGACTTCAAAAGAGCCTGTAACTTGATGGGTGTCTTCACTGTTGTCGCCAAGGACTGCACCTCCGGTAGCGGTGAGCAGACCGGAGATGGTGGTAGCGCCGGATGAGCCTTCAACGAAGAGGGATTGCCCGAGGGTGGTATACACCCCGAAATCAACATCCTCGCCATCGCCGTTAACAGAGACTTTATCTTGCGCTGCTTCCTGAACCCGGAACATTTCGCCGCCGCCGGCATCAAAGAGGATGTAGTCGGTGCCGAATCTGATCTTTGTATCGGTATCGCCTTTGTGGACGATATCGTCTGCTACAACGAGATCGCCGCTGGTGGTAATGTTCCCGGCAATAAGCAGGTTGTGCGAGGCATCGAGAACAAGCGAGTTGTTGAGTATGGTGCCGTCGAAGGCGGCATCTGTATTGATGACAAAACAATCGGCACTATCATCAATGCCCATGATCGTCTTAACGGTCGAATGTCCAAAGGTTATTGTTCGGTCTGTGCCGTCAGCATCTGCGCCTAACGTGGCACTCCCGCCTAGGACAAAGGAGCCCGAGACGTTAAGATCCCCAGAGGTTCTGAGTTCTGTACCTGAGTAGTGTGTAGAAGATCCTGAGATTCCGACAACACCATCGTCCCACTTGACCTTACCAGCAGTACCGTCCCATGTTAGAAGCTGCCCATCAGAAGGAGTATCGTCACCAATCTTAGTAACCTTTCCGCTTTTGCCTAATATAATCGCGGTGTCTGCACCGGAGCCATCATTAACCTGTAGGTTCACAGTGCCGGCAGAGGCGGCGACATTAAACACAATCCCAGCGCCATCCATCGTTAGCGTTCCACCAACGTGTGCGGCGCCGAGTGAACTCAAAGTGCTTGAGCCTGAGATAGCACTAGTAAAGTTAGATGGTCCGCTGACTTCAAATGAACCTGTTACCTGATGTGTGTCAGCGGAATTATTTCCAAGAACCGCGTTGCCGGTAGCAGTGAGCAAGCCATAAACAAAAAGCGGACCCTCTGCGTTAACGACACTAGTGAAGTTGGCAGCCTCGCTAACCTCTAAAGAACCTGTAACCTGATGGGTGTCGCCGCTGGCGTTACCAAGGACTGCGCCGCCGGTAGCGGTGAGCACCCCGCCGATGGTGGCAGCACCATCAACGTTAAGCGCAGCCTCGGCATGGACCTCATCTGTAAAGTGAGCAGGTCCGCTGACTTCAAATGAGCCTGTTACTTGAACGGTGTGAGCGAGAGCATTGCCGCTACCAAGGATCGCGCTGTCTTTTGCGGTAAGCACGCCATCAACGTTAAGCGCAGCTTCGGCATGGACCTCATCTGTAAAGTGGGCAGGACCGCTGACCTCAAAAGAGCCTGTGACCTGATGGCTAGTAGCCGCGGCGTCACCCACAATACTTGAACCTGAAACATACAGGTAGCCGGAAGTGTCAAACCCTGTAGGCGAGTATATACGGATCGTGCCGGGGGAACTAGAAGAAGCATAGTTCGCTCTGTCAACTGTAATACCGTGAGCGGTACCAGAGACATAAAGATCATTTGTGTAAAGGTGCTCTACACTAACATCGTGTGAAGCTGACAAGCCGCCCGCAATCTGGACTGCGTGAGAAGAGCCCGACAGCGTAAACGTGCCGGCTGGGCTTATAACGTTACTGACACCATCAAGCCGCCCAACAGAACTAAGGGTGCCCGAAAGCTCCATGGCATTTGCTACAAGCTTGGCTGCATGGATCTCGCCTGAACCAGATACTGGTCCGAGAGTGCCTGAGATCTCCACTGTATCGCTGCCAGCGTCAACAAAAAGAGCGTGATCGAGATTGTCAGACTCTACCCTGAAATCATTCGTAGCATGTCCGTCTTGGTTGAAAATAACGCCGGCGGCGCCAATAGACATCGCTACGTCGTTTACATTGCGTATTGTTGTCGCAAATGCAGTTTCGCCCTTATTGATATGCAGTTCGTTTGCGCCGGAATCTAAGAAGATTGCTTCATCTTCACCGGATGTCTCTACCCTGAAATCATTCGTAGCATGTCCGTCCTCGTTGAAAATAACGCCGGCGGCACCAACAGACATGGCTACGTCATTTACGTTGCGTATTGTTGTCGCAAATGCAGTCTCACCTTTGTTGATATGCAGCTCGTTTGCGCCGGAATCTAAGAAGATTGCTTCATCTTCACCGGATGTCTCTGCCCTGAAATCGTGTGTTGCATGCCCATCTTCATTGAAGACAGCCCCCGCAGCCCCGAATCTAACCGCTTCATCATTCGTGCTGCCTACAATCGTAGTAAATGCAGTTTCGCCCTTATTGATGTATAGTGTATTTGCACTTGAATCTAAGAATATCGCTTCATCTTCACCGTCAGACTCTACCCTAAAATCAATTGATGCATGAGAGTCGTCATTGATAACAACCTCGGTAGCAGATACTGTGATCGCTACGTCATTATCGTTATGGATCTGAGTTGTAACAGCCGCTTCGTTCTGGTTGATGTGTACAACATCGCTTCCAGCATCAACAAAGATTGCATGCGTCCCATTATCCGACTCTACTCGGAAGTCTACATCGGCGCCACCCTCGTTGAAAGTTATAGTATCTTGGCTATCATCTTCCGTAATCTTGATAAAGTCAACACCGCCGGCTTGAACGTTAATGTCGTCAGTTTGGAACCGAATGAACGTATCGAGATCACCCATGTGCTTAATATATTGTGAAGCTTGGACGGCTCCTGCGAACACGGCAGTGTTGCTTACTTCAAATGAGCCTGTAATCTGGTGGGTCGTATTGGCATTGGCGCCTTTGACGCTTGAACCAGACACGCGCAAGTCATTGAGAATAGCTTTATTAACGTGTACATCACCATCGCCACCAGCAGCGGAAGCCGCGACCGCACCAGTGATAGTGTGGTGGAACGTCATGTAATCGCCGAAACTGGATGAGCTAACAATATGTAACGTATGAGATCCCGACATGGTGTGGGAAACCCACAAACTACCAGTTATCTGATGATTGTCGTCGGTCGTATCGCCGAAAGTTGTTGAACCGGAGTGCTCAATCTGCGTAGATGTGATCTCTCGAATCGTATAGCTGTCCGCGTAGATCGCACCGGACACGTACAAGGCACCGGTAACAGTCATAACACTACCAGAGCCGGGACCGGCTTGGTTTGTTAAGTCATTTGGCTGAAAAGTAAAGTCGGTGGAGCCGGAGAACTTTCCCGGGATAAGACTGTCCGAGCCGTAGCGGAACTGTACTGAAGTTTCAGGACCATCGGCAGATGCGGATGCCCGTTGTGGGTCGATATACGCCCATCCAAAGTCATCAGGCGGAGCCATTAGTCTTCCTCCTGGCGTTCATACGGCGGAGCTTGCTTTGACGTTTAAAACGGGCTTCTGCCTTACGCTCAGCCTTTTTCTTTAACCTTTCTGCATCGCGGATTGATGCGGCGCGCTTGATACGCTTGGCTTCGGAGGGCTTCGTGTAATATTGTCTTTCACGGATCTCTTCAACAATCCGCTCTTTCTTACACTTGCGTATAAATCTCTTGATCGCTTTTTCAATTGGCTCGTTTCTGTGAGGCACAACGGTGACATTCGCCCGCACAGGCGGACCCGGGGCGCGTATTGGCTCTCTTCGACGAGGGCTGTTATGCCGGCTGTTGTTATTTCTGTGATTGTTTCTGCGAAACGCCATATGGGTACCTACTATGCATCGCTGCCGGCAGGTGCCTCAGTCAAACCAGAGCCGGTTAGATCATACATTCTGCCAACTGGAATTCCGGTAAGCTCTGCGAACACTCGATAGTGCGCGGTGGCTGAGCCGGGGTTAGAAACATAAATCTCAGCGCACTTGCAGTTCAATTCTAAAACTGCTTGGGAGCCCGAAACAGGATGAACCTGGAGCATGTGCTGCCCGCCATAACCACTTGCTAAACCACCAACAACATCGCCAGCAGACGAGGTAGAGTTGAAATGTACATTTAGCGTTTGAGCCGAGTAGTTGTAGATCGTTATCTTTTTCGCAACCCACGGAAACTGATAACGAACCTCGTTATCTGCGGGGTGTGAATCTGATCCTGAAACCCATGGGTCACCGGATACTCTATACGAGCCAACGTTGTGAAGCCCTACACTGTAGTTGAATGAACTGTTATCTGCCATCTTTTATATTCCTTTCCTTCGATAAATAGTATTGACTAAATGAATTTGCCCCAAGCGTCACCAGCAATATTCAAGATTCCGTCGATATTGACGCCGGGATCATTAGGGGCGATATCGCCAAGTGGGGTGCCGGGCGAGGGTTGCTCAGCGGTGTCGCCAGCAGATGCCATCGCTTCGGTGCCCTCAAAAATGTTAACACCGCCGTATGCATCTTTATCAATTGATTCGATAAGCTCTTGCCTTGCCCTGTTCCGGCGGGGGGCAGGGTTGGGAGTTGTTTTTTGCGAGGGTTTCGCAGGGTGAACAGGAGTTTGTTCTACCAAAGGCGAACCACCAGACATTCCCTGAGCTACCTCAGAAACAATTCCGGACAATACCCCTTCTTCAAACATGACCTCTTTGATGCATTCTTTGATTAGGGGTTTGAGCACAGCCTTTAGTTCGGCTTTGTTCATACTACCCCCCTTCGGGTACTGGAAGCGGTGCATCACCTTCGCCGCCCATTTCTACTCCCATTTCCTGAGCCAACTGCATCATCAACTCGGATGGGGACATACCTAGAGCATCAGATGCTGCATCTAAAGTAGGTGTTGGCCTGCCGCCCGGTCTTGCCCGCTGAAAGCTCGGTCGGTCTCTGTGCTGACCTGACCGCATGTCGGCGTTGGCATATGCCTCCGTAGTGGTTTCTTCTTCTTCTTCTTCGCTCATGACTGCTTCAAGCTCTTCCTTGATGATTTGCTTAAGTCTTGTTTTTGTGATTTTCATTTCGTTTTACTCCTCAACGATTTCATTTAGTAAGCGGTTAATCTTGTCCGCTTTAGTAAGAATGTTTGGTTCTTTATAGTTTTTGCTTTCACTTAGTCCCATGTAAGCATCGGGGGTTGAAGGCTCTGACACAAAGTCGAAGCAGATTAACTGAAAGTCATCTTCTACGATTGTGCGACCCTGCGCCTCGCTGACCGAACCTAGCCCGCGAGAAGAAATCCCTAACTTGACACCATCATTAACAAGCTCTCGTAGGATCTTGCCCGATGGTGTACCTAAAATTTTGACCTTTCCCATGACCGAAGGTCCATCCCACCACACATCAGTGACCATGTGGGACGCGTTCCTAAGGTTAATAACTGAGTCCTCGGGGTGGTCTAGTTCCCCAAGGGCTCTTTTCTCTTTTACGAGTTTTGAATAGTTCTTCACTTCTCTCTCAAGGATCTTTCTAGGATAGATACGACCATTGCCATTCTGGACATCTGCTTCCTGCAGCTTACCGGAAAGCATCATGCCGCCAGAGCCGACATAGATCTTTTCCTCTTCCGTCAAGAGATCCTGACAGACACCGCCTTCGCACAGCGCATAATATTCTCGTAAAAGTACTTTCTTCATAATGTTTCTAATAAAAAATGACGGGCGCGACCCGCCTGAGTCAACAACCCTTTTTGCAGTTACGCACAGGCTGTAGCATCCACTTAGCTGTCCAAATGTTCGTATCCATTATTTCTCCCTTCCTATTTGTATGCCACTATCGCCGAACACCATACTTAGGACGTATGAGGCGGCGGACGAGACACAACCACAAATCAACAAATTGGCAGCCGTATACTCAAACGTAAATAGTTCTGTATTGTAGTTAACGCCGAACAAAAATACCCCAACCCAGAAGCCCACGCACATAGGGCAATGAAATAAATCGCCCCACCACCCAAACTTAGGTCTTATCGGCTCAAATATCTTACTAAAAACTATAATCTGGGTTAAGCCGTATGCCGCTAAGCAAAACCAAAGTAACTGATACAATTTACACCTCTATGCTCTGTAAAATCTATTATGCATGTACGCGTTGCGATAAATGCCCGGGCGGATTGAGCCCTTCTCTCTCTTGTGCGGAACTTCGCCAAGCTCTGTAGAGTCCTCAGCGTCTGGCTCGGTCAATGCCTCTTCTTCTTGTTCATCAAACATGCGTTGATACATGAAGCGGGGAGCTTCCTCTTCCATAAACTTAGTAATATTTAGGATGGCAACTTGAATAGCATCAACGCCTTCGGCTTCGGCTTCTTCTAAGTCTCCTTGCATGGAACCGTAGACGCTGCCGCCCTGTACCGAGTCCCTTTTAATAACACCCTTCTTCACCAGATAATCAAAGAAGCGGCTCTGTGCATCATAGACGATATCACTAACCTCGTCTTTGGCAAAAGCAACAACGGTCTTTGTCTTTGGTGATATAACGATGTCGACATCTTCGTGATCGTAAACAACCAGATCACCGCCCAGAGTCTTTCGGACATCTAATGATACAGTTGCCTGTGTCTCTCTGTCTGTGTCTACGCGGTTTTCTTCGTCGAAGTCATCACCTGCGCCAACCCTGATTACGATCTCAGCCATTAGCTTTCAATCTCCGCGGCTAGCTCTTGGATTTTCATGACTTGCTTGAGCATGTTACGGTCTATCTGTTGAGTTGAAAAGCCATCAATAGTTTTGATTACGCTATCTGTTTTCTTTAGCATCGCTTTGTCGCTAGCGATCTCGTTGATCGAGCGAGAGGATGTCATGATCCCCTTGAGTCTTGTGAGTTCTTCATTGAGAAACATCTTAAGGGAAACGCCGTTGTCAGAAAACGAAACGATGTATGCGCTTAGAAGATTGCTCTGCTCTTCCCTAAGTGTTCCGGAGTACTGCTTATTAAACTTCTCAACGAATGTCCGGTACACAAGATTGTCAATTGGCTTCATTACGCTTTCGGATAGAGGTATCGCAGCGGAAGTCATTTTCGTAAGTACGGTATTCTCTAAGAGTGTACGCTTCTTAATGGTGGTCCTCTTATCAAATATCTGTGAGATGGTTGCGAGGTCTTTATAGTTGGGAACGAAATTGTTAAAAGTTCCCTTGCCAAGTTCCCGATTGATAGTCCCGATAAGCGCGGACTGTTGTTCAAATGTTTCTTCTTGGCTCAACGACATGTAAACGCGTTTAACTTCCAGTAGAAGTTTCTCTGCGGTCATTGTATCAACACTATCGGTCTCATAAAGCGTTCTGTAAAGCTCTAGCTCCAAGCCGAGGGTTGTATCGCGCCTAAAAAACTCTTTCATGATAGTAAGAATCTTTTTGTTGCGGGGTTTATCATTATTTACGACGCTGACTGTTAGGTCGCGAACAAGCGTCTCATATAGAAAGGCTGTGTTTCTTTTTTTATTGTGTTTCATTCTTCTTAGACTCCAATGCTTGCAGACTTTCAATCAGTGACTTTGTTTCAGCGTAACTGGCTCGGACCTTTAGCTCTTCGGTGTAATTAGATTCCACATTCTCGGAAAGCCCATTTCCTAACCTTGTTAAATCGCTGAGTCCCTTAAAAAGGTTCCTGTCTGAGCTACTGGCTATCGATAGTCCCGAATCTGCGTGCATACTGCGCTTCCTTGCTCCGGCGCCTCGACTGTCGCTAGTGACAGGGTAATATGCCTTGCCTTTAGAGCCTGGTGTGATATATCCTCCGTCGTCGCGATGTCCTGGGGCTGCCAAGAGCGCCGATTCTTCTTCTTCACCACCGCCCTCATCGCCGCCAAGGTCCATGTCCTCTCCGCCGAGGTCATCACCTCCAAGGTCGCCTCCAAGGTCGCCGCCCTCTTCACCACCGAGGTCTCCACCGAGATCCCCGCCAAGATCACCGCCGAGGTCACCGCCTAGGTCGCCGGCGCCTCCACCATCGTCGGGTGGTTCGGCTGCAGCCTCAAGTGCGGCTTGAATTTTCTTATCATAGAACATCTCGCGCTGGTTGCGGAGGAATTCTTCGTCTGACATGCCAAGGAGGTGCTCGGAAACCCAACGGCGGCTAAAGAAGCCCTCTGTTGCGGCTGAAGCTACGTCAAACTTGGTGCGCCAGTGCTCAAGCTCTTGCATTTCAGCAATCTTTGATGGATTCTGAAGCTGCAACTTGAATGCAATGAGATCATCGCCCCTAAAACCTAGTGTAAAGAGGTGAATGATTCCAATCTTTTCTAATTCTGAGACCACTGAGCGTTGTAGGCGTTGGATGGTGCGCGAAAAGCGTACATCCTTCTGTGCCAACGTAGTTTTGTCCTCGTCGCTGCCCTCACCGCGTGACAGATACGACATTGGGATCTTCAGGGCAGAGAATAGCTTATCGCGAAGGTACTTAACATCATCGATGTCGCCAGTATACGTTCCGCCGGGCAGTGACTCAACTCGACTAGACTCTCCGCCGCGAACAGGGATGAAATAGTCTTCATCGATGCTCATGGGGTTGTAGCGAAGGTCTACTCGACCAGTTGTGGGGTCGACTACTTGGTTCCGCTTCATCTGAGTCGTAACTTTCTGCATGAACTGCTCAACATCCTGGGGTGGAATGTTTCCAACGTCGACATAGAACACTCTACGCTCAGGTGACCGTACAATACGGTATGCCATCATAGCATCTTCAAGCAGGGTAAGCTGGCGCCAGATACGGCGACAGCCTTCGAGCACAGAAGTACCATACGGGGCAAACTTATCGTTGCCTAAGATACGGAAGTGTGCAATCTGCCAGTTCTCAAAGGTTAATCCACCCGAGTTCCACTGATACTGCACGTAGTTAGGATTTGATTTATCTTCACCCTCAAGTCTTTCCAGCTCTTCAAGGGGGATCCCCACAGCACTCTTGATTCCGTGGGTCTCATCGATGTCCAAATACAAGAAGTAGTCTCCATACTTACACATCGTACGACACCAACCGAATAAGTTGGAATCGATATTCATAATCTTGTGATATAGGTTATCTAGGATGACCTTGATCTCATCGTTGGTACAATCAATCTTGAGCAACGGGCTGAGAATCGTTGATGTTGTCATCTCGTCTGCATAGATGTCCAGCGCAGAAGCAATCTCTGGCATGTATTCCATCTGATCGAAATCAAGATATCGCTCCTGACGGTTTTGGTTAGCCATCACCTGAGCGCTGAGATTGTCATATGGATTATAAGACGTTCTCTTAAAGTTTAATCCACCAGCCGACGTAAAGTTGAACTTGTCCAACTGTGCGCGTCGATAGCGGCGTTGCATCTGAACTCTGCGATTAACAATCGGACCAGAGAGAAGCCTAGTCAATCGCTTGAATAGCGGTGACTCCGGGTTCCGGGGGTTCTTCAGATTCGCGTTTCCTCTTTTACTATCAGCCATATATTATCCTTTGTACAACCATGAAAATTCTTTGTATTGTTGTACGAGTTCTTGTTCTGCTATTTTATCAAAAGTGCCGCCACTTTTATAACCTAAT